TGTACCTTGATCATGTATTTCTACGTTGTGGCAGGCTTTTTCGCTCTCACGGCTTTCTTTTTTGGTCGGATAGGTTCGTCTGATCCAAGAAAGCGCGCGTCAACCATGTTGAGTCCTCCGGACACTATCAGTGGAGCGTCGGCTGCAGCAGCCGGTTTAATACTTTTTGGGACTATCCTCCCTTATTGTTTACCCACTAGATTTCAACATCCTACGCGTGTTAAAAAAGTCCGCACATTGCTCACGGGCACCATCATTGGCGTTTCGAAGGCCCTTGGTTTACATACCATGCCTTCTATTCTGCACCAAGTTGCGTCCTCTTACAAGGACGCTTTTAGTATAACTTCAGCTATTGATTGTATGTCTGACGTTTCTAAATGGATGATGCTCGATGAGACTGAGGATGATGACAACCCATCTCATCCTATTCCCATTTTGTATGGCAAAGGGTCGCTGTCTGACGATGAATCTTCATCGTCCACACCCCCCCCTGCGCCTCCACCACCACCAGTTCTGAACTTCTCTCCACCATATCGCAACCCTCGTTTGTTTCCTACCGCTCAACCTATTATCCCCCCTGGATTTGATCCCTCCAGGGAGGAAAGAATCGCCTTTGAGCGTCATACCGCCAAACTTAATATGGGCGGGTGGACGGACCATGCCAAATTTTCTAATATGTTGCATGGTCAACCACCGAATGTTCACCAATTCGAACTTGATTACGAAATTGATTACTGTGATCTTCCCTTCACAGAAAAATGTTTCATCTGGTATAGACACTTCACCACCTCTTTCTCAGCTCTCCTTGTTTCCCTCTGGTTCCGCCTTCGTGGTGCTAACAAGTATCATGTCGCGGGTGTCGTTCTCGCTGTTGTTTCCACGATAGCTCTTTTCACACACTTATCTAAAACCAGGGCGATTCCTGAGGACAGAAAAGGGAAGAAGCGTGCTAAAGTTTATAAAGCCCGATCTTCAGGTGCTAACCGTAGTCGTGGTCAACACAAGGGCCAACACCAGAGCAAGGACAAATATTATGTCTATGACCCTGAGTCCGGCGAGTCGTACACCATCATGTCTGATATCTCTGGTCTTAAAGAGAAGTTTGGAAATTTTGACTGGATGGATATTGAAGAGATGATGGATGCTGGTTTCGAATTTGATCCTGCAACCATTGGCGATGAAGGTAATGTTGGTATCGGGGGCGGCAAATGGGAGTCCTCTTCTCCACCTCCTGTCCCACCTTTTCCTTCTCATCTTACCATCCCTGCTCCCAGTTCTGGTTTTCCTCCACCCCTTCCTCCATTCAATCCAAGGAAAGGCACCACTGTTTCTCAGATTGAGGCCGTTCCCGAACATGAGACCCCTGGGTATCCGATTTTGCGTGTTCCCACGTGCTATTATGTTCAAGGCACTGACCTTAAGTCTGATAAAACTTTTGGTTGTTCAACTGAGCCTATCTTTGGCATTTGTGCTCTCCCACGACACACAGTGAGCGCTGTCGACAGAACTGAAGTCAAAATCAATAACAAGTTCATATCGCTCCCCACTATGTATCAGAAGAGTAAGTTTGTTGAGGACGTCGTCTATATACAAGCTCTCAATTCAATGAAAATGGGTAAGGGTGTCGAGTTTTGTGTCGACATAATTCCAGGTGAGCCCTGCACTGTCACTTGGGCTGCCGAGAATGAGCTGTTGACAGCTACCGGCTGTGTTGGACCACGTAGGACCATAGGAAAACTTGATTTGGTTACTTTTATCGGTTCGACTAGTAAGGGTTCTTGTGGCGGCTGGGTCCGCAACGCTAAGGGTCAAGTTATTGGTATGGGTTCCATCGGTTATCAAGGCTCTGTTGTCAAACCCGAATTCCATGCCATGACTGCATCTTGGGCTAACGAAATTGTTGAGTTCGCTCAGAAAAAGGTTGTTCCTGAATCTTCTAACGGCGCTAGCCGTAGTGGCTCCTTGAATGAGAGGACCTGGCAGAAACGTTATCTCAAGTCCGTTTCGGCCCTACCTATCCCAGGCAAATATGATGACTGTCAGTGTGGAAAGAAGAAGTGGCAAGCGGTTGATAAATGTGCCCACTGTCGTGGGTATCCCGCCGACTCACAATTCGTTCCTCTCACTGAGGCTGACACTTCGAAAAACGAGATCGGCGGGCCCCAGTAGATGCTATGGCCCGCCGTTATCCACAAGACATCTGTGATAAAATGTATATGAATACTCGGGTCACCGATAGTGACCCCAATATAGTAGCACGATTTTATAGGCCGTACAACGGTAAGTCACATGACTACACAGATCCTTACATTCGCGAGTATGTTCAAACCATATCCGGTGATGACTATGATGATTATGGGGTTGTCCCCAAAACCATTGATATGTCCCTACTCGCAATCTCTCGTTATTTCCGCAATCCACATCCATATGATGAACATTTTACCCAACTCTATGAGTCTGCAGCCCTTTTTCTCGATCTCGAGTTCAAAGATTGCATCGGCTCCAAAAAGATATCATTTGACGAAGCCCTTTCTGACCTCGATGGTACCAAATCGCCTGGATGGCCGTGGACACTTATGTACAACACCAAGAATGACCTGTGGGGTAGTCCCCACGTCTCATTTTTCGATGAGTACTGGCAGTCCCTAGCCACTGACGATCCTGTTAAAGTCTTTTGTAGCGCTTCCGTGAAGGAAGAGCTCCGTCAGAAATT